AACATATATTTAAGTTTAAATGCAAGATCAGGACGATCTTTATAAAACTTATCTACATCACTGCTACTAAACATAATTTTTCGATCTTTAGCAAATAAACCTTTAATGGCTATGCCAGGTTTATCGAGGCCCGGAAATTTTGACCATACAAAAACCGCGGGGGCGCCATCAAATTTTACAGAAAGTTTGACATCCTCTTTTTCTGTATGGCCCTGAAGTATTTTATATAAACTTTTAAACATATTTATGACCCAATCAATACCTTCCTTTCCTCCGAGCATAACAAGATCTTCTGCGTGTGTCATATGTTTGTTAACAGTAGGAGTTACTGCTTCATTTACCCATTGTTTATATGATATAAATTTATTCATTTATTTTTTCTGTTTCTTTTTCTCTGTTGTGTTTCCCATATTTGATCTAAAATTATCTGAGCGTCACTCATTAATTTTTTTTGCCATTTAGTCGTTTTTATGTTTTTCCAATTATTTGCATAATTCATAACATACTGCATGCCATCGATGATATTTCCTTTAAAGTATTCTGATGTGCCATTTTTAACAAGATTCTCAAGTTTTTCCATGTCTTCAAAGAAGCCATTTGCATGAAGATTTTTAATAATAAAAGCCTTAGGACGCACGTATGGTTTTAAATTATTATCATCTATCTTTCTATAATTATTAAATATTCCATAACCTGTATGGCCGTATTCGTTTATTATTTCGTCCGTTTCTTCTTCCGCTCCTTCAATAACAACGCGCTTTAACATTTTCCATATCTTTTTAATAATTCGTTCGTTATAGCCAGGATAATTGGTGACAAAATTTTCATAATCATCATTTAATATATCTTTTCTCATTATTGAAGCAGATATTGGTTTTCCGTCGTTATCATCGGTTCTTCCTTGATATATTAGAGGTTCAGCATCAATAGGAAGTTCTATTACTTTAACGCCATCATTTAAAAAACTTGCGTATTTTCCATTAGGTGAAAAATCTTCAGCGAATTTAGTTACTCTCTCATAATCTCCGCCTTTTTTCGAACCAGCTAAGGCATATACGCCGGGTTCGGCTTCGTCTGTAATGTATTTATAAGCTGTTAGTATGGGCGAAGGATATGGAACAGCTTCTGCAGAAACATTATCAAAAGAGGAAAGAAGTTCTTCAGCAATTTTTAATGAAAGCTTTTGATCAATTCCATTTCGAATTCCTGGGCCAATAAGAACTCTAACCTCTTTAACTTCTGGATGTTCGGCATATCGTTTCATTAATTGAATATGTGCTGCTGTCAAGGGCTTAAATCCTCCTGGAAAAAGAACTATTACATTTTCTTCAATATTTTCGTTAAGCCAAGATTTATATGATTTAAAATGCATAAACAATTTTATTTTATTTATCCTATATAAAAACAAAATTATTTTATTCCATTAAGGGTTTGCAACATTTCTATTAACTCTGGCTGTGGATGACAATCACTTTTTCCGGATCCTCGATAACTAACATGAGTCCATACGCCTCCTATTCCTGATAAAGCCTTTATCGATTTATCCCACATATCTTCGTTGTATTTTAAAGATATCCCATACATCATTCTCCAATAAAGTAAAAGTTCCCCTACTGTCTGTATTTGAGCTGTAGTATATTTCTCATAATAATTATATCCCATAAATCCTTCAGGATAATATTGTGCAACAGCATATATTTCTTGCCCGTAATAGTTTTTATATTTGCCATTTGTAGAAGGAATTAACCATCCCCAGTTATCAATCTCTATTCCTATTGAATACTTTTCAAGACTTATGTTCCCCGCTGCAATATGATGAGCCCAATATCTTGATGAAAATAATTGCCAAGGCGTACCTGCCCTATCAACTATTATACAAGTTGCTATTCTTCTGGGATCAGCTTCCCAGGTTGAAATATCACCATTAACGCCATCGCCTGATACAGTATGGTGTAAAACAATTTGGTTTTTCGGAAAGGCTTCTCTAAAATACTGATCTTTTGGAAAATTTATAGTTTCAATTTTTGATAAACTTATAGGCTTTAACGTTTCCCACATATTTTTCTTTTTATTTTCTTCGGTCTTAGAATTAGGTGTATCACTAACTTTTAATGGAATTACTACTCTATTCGGATTTCTAAATCTCCATGGAAATAGAAAAAATTTATCTGTAAAATTCATGATCTATATGCCTCCTTAATAGCATTATATCCTTTTTTTGTAAACTCTAATCCTTTTTCTGTTACTGTAATAAATTCGTTTTTTATATATAATGATAATATGTTTAAAGCAGTTTCTTTGACTTCTTGGATACTGTCTTGAATATCTGCATCGCTAAGTATGGGAGTTGCTCCTGTTGCCGTCTTTTTATCGAGTTTTCCTTTTATCGAAGCCATTAAAAGTTCTTTAGACATAAATGGAAGTGTAAAATACTGATCAAAATCACCTCTTTTAATTTTTTGTGATATTTTATTAAAAAACACATTATCATTAGTATTTTTCATGACCTTAATTGTTTTTATTTTAACTATTTATTTGTTCATTTTAGACTTTAAAATATGAGAAAAATATTTAACAAAACTTTAACAATTTTTACGAAACTTGGTTACACTTTTTCATATAATCTAAGGTACTTAAGTTTTTGGAATACTATATTTTTCTAGAGCACGTGTTATGTACACGCACGCGAAAATCATATTAATTTTTCTTTTTCCTGAAGAGTTCTGACAACCCAATACGAATCTATCAAATCATCTAAATGAACTATCCAATTTTTCGCGCGAGGAGTCTGAAATTTTTCAGGATGTTCAAACAATCTTATTCGAAATTTACACATTGGCCCATTTGCTATGAATGCATTTATCATTTCGTTTTTTCCCATTCCTTTTTTGGCACAGCCTGCCACGCTTTTAACAGTGATAGGAGAATACGTGAACATGTTACAAATTGGAACAAGTTCGGATAGTCTGTCCATGAGTATATACTTATAGGCCCCTAATTGTACACCCACGTCACTTCTGGAGCCATAAGATAAACCTTCAAATCCAAGTAATATATTACCATTCAACCACGGTTTGAGTGTCTCTCGAATCAAATTTGATAGGTACTGAGCATTTGTAATTTCATGACGCATTTGAGAAGTAATGCCTTCACCTTTATCTTTATCATCTTCCCTATCTATAATCGTAATGCCGGCTTCTTTAAAAGCATTGACCGCACGAATATCAATTCCATACGGCCAACTAATAAAAGTATATTTATTATCATTAAGTATACATACGGCAGGTTTGTTTATAGAAAAATCAAATCCTATTAAAGTCATTATGTTTGTTTTTAGAAGTTATTCTTGTATAATCTTAAATCCATTTGCTAATTCTTCGGGATAGCCCATCATGCGCAAATAATAATATATAGCGTAATGATTAGCAGGGTCTTTAACATTAACAGTTGTTATTTTTCCGTTTTTGAGTTTTACTGTAAGACTTTTCTTTGATGGCTTGGCAGCTTCATCTATATCTCCATATTCTTTTTCAGTTTCTTCTTCAGCAATTCTATCTCTGACCTGATCAGCTAAACGATACATTCCTAACTTCTCAAGATAATCGGGATCCATCTCTTCGTCCATAAGTTGATCATCAAAGTTTTCTTCAATCCAATTTGTTATTACTTCATAACATCCAGGATTGTCTCCGATGAATTCGTGAAAACCATCATATCCTAATAAACTAAATATTCTATCAAGACGTCTTCCTTCTTCAGAAGCATATCCTTCATTAATTTTTCTTGCTTTCATATTATATAGAATTTTTTATTTTTTCAAGTATGTGCCAAGGAATAACAACATCATTTTTTGCTAATACGCCATCTTTTCCTGCGTAAACTTTATCATTACCAAGCTTAATTACTTTTAACGTATGCCCTTTAATTTTAAGTTCTTCGTTTATTTCGAGATTTTTTTCCTTTATGAGAGATTCTTTAACTAATTTTGCTTTCATAATATTAAATTTTATTTTCCTAATGCGATACCCATTGCAGTTGTAACTAAACGACTTGTTAAAAGTTTCCCAAGAGGACCTTCTTCTTTGATTCCTAATACAGAACATATTGCTTTTCCAATAGCTGGGCCTGCAAGTAACCCTAAACCTCCACCTGCAATAGAACCTAAAATACCTTCATCGATTTGCTCACCTTTCTGTAACTTTTTTACTAGTACATTATATGCTTCTTCTGCCCTTTGAACTTCTTCTTGAGACATTCCTTGAATTTGTGCTGACTCAAATATTTTTGAAATAGGAGGTGTTCGTAAATCATTATATGTTGGAAAATCTTTCATGTTACTTATTTTGGTTTTATGTCAATATTTTATTTTATATATCTTTTTCGGGAAGTCCCAGCGTATAAATTTTATTGTTTATTCTACGTATTATTTTGTATCTATTATATGCCAACGCTAATGTAAATGTGTTAAATTCTGCTGCTTGTGTCGCATAACTTACGTTAAATTGAGACATACCCAATGGAATTATTTTTTGAAACTCAAATGACATTAGTTCAAATCCATGATGATCAAGAAAACTCATGAATACAGAAGGCCAAAAGGGCAAACGATCAGAATAAAACTGAAACATTTCAATTTGATCAAATAACATCCAATATGTTATAAATCCTTCACTTAATTTGAATGTTATGTTTAAATTTTTATCGAGTATTGGCTCAAGCTCTTTTCCTCCTCTATAACGAATATTGAACATTGTCTGTGGCTGAGGCGCAGGGGTTAAAATAACTTCTGGAAATGTTATAGATTGAATTGTTGCGTTGATATAATCTTCAAGAGTTAAATACGGGAGCTTTAAACGTTTCACAATAGGAGTCCATCTTTCTCTAACCTCAGGGTAAAAAAAGTCTCTGGGAATCCAAATTTGAAACTGGTTAAGTTTTGCGTTTAATATGCTCATAATGCTTTAGTTATAGTGCTTTCAATGCGTTATTTTCTTCAGTTAATCTGTTAATTTCTGCTTTTAAATTTCTTATTTCTACTTGCATATCAGTTACAGAATACAAATCCTTATAGTTTGCCATAACAACTTTTTCATCAGAAATATCATAAAAAATTCCACTATAAAATGTTGTATATGCGCCATTTGGGTTTTTAATAATTATTGAGAAATTATTATTTTTTTGTTTTTTAATCGTAAACAATTGATCTTCAGTTAATTTGAAAGCAAGTTCTCCTAAAGTTGTGTTTGTTATTGTGTTGTCGCTATCAAAATAGGCATCAACTTCAATTTTATTTCCATTATCTAATTTAAAAAGTAACGAATATAAATATGCACCAGATAAATCAACATTTTCTCTATCTCCGTTTTCATCAATTCTTTCAAACTTAAATTTATAAACAGAATCAAAATCTTTTAAAAATAGTGGCCCTGTTCCTGAAGGAAATAACTCGTTATCAACATTTGTTACTACGGTTGTTGTATCATAAAATACTTTTACGAACTTTGTTCTTTGTTGTGGATTGTTGACAATTATATTTGGCTTTTCGGCTTCTATTCTATTAAATACTTTATAAGGAAGAAGGTTTTCCACATTTATTCTTGTAAAATTAAGTCCATATTTTTTAGGATCGCTTGAGGAAAAACTAGCCTTTCTTATAATTTGTGTTCCGTCCATCCTATTTGTTAAACGACATGTATACTGAATTGTATATGATGAAGCAAGATCCGCGTGTCTTAAAATAGGTCTAAAGTAATTTGCCAACGAAAAACTATCCTCTTGTGTGAAAGTATATTTATGTGTTAATAAACTTGTTCCAACGGGGATATGTTCATAAACCAATAATTCATGAATAATTACCCATTTTTTGGCATTATTACCATATAAATATCGGAATTCTTCGTAATTATCATTAGGATTATTTGACGTATAAATTTTAATTCTTCCACTTTCTATTTCTCCTATGTAATCACCAATTATTTGGCCGTTCCAAGAAGCATAGTATTCAATGTAATCGCCGGAAGTAGATTCTGCAATAAAACAATTGAAATTATCGGCTACACTTGTGACAGGCAATTGAGCAAACGTTTGTTCCTGAAGTATAAATTGGTTATTTATAATATTCGGTATTGTACTATATGTTAAGTAAACATCGCTTAAAGGTTTAATTTGTAATGTATTTCCTAAATTTGTTGCAGGTGAATTATTTCCCAATGCTTGAATAGAAGGAATAGCAAATTCTATATACTTATCATAAAATTTATTTCCTAAAAACAAAGTGTTAACAGCAAATTTAATGACATTTCCAGAAAGAGCATCGACCTGTCTTGCATATGTAAAGTTTGCTAAATCCACAAGTGACCCTGTTGACGATTCTGCACGAACCTGTAATAATATTCCGTCAATATCGTCAAAATTATATCCTGAAACAATATGCAATTTTATTGTATCAAGAGGATATATTGCAGTTGATATTGCAATAGATGAATCCCAATATGTAGGATATGTAATTTCAGGATTTTCTGAATTAAAGTGCCATGATGTACGATCAGCTGTTGTAGGAACAGAATTCATTGACAAAATATTGTTTGTTTCTCCAATTGCGCCATCTCCTTCATAGAAATAAAGGGTACTAGCGTCAAGAACAGCAACACTTGGTGTTGTCAACATTGTTGTCTCACCGTCTTTATTGAATTCATATTCTAGAAGAATAAAATCATTAAGTTGTAAATATTTGCTAATATTTGTAGCCATTTTTAATTTTTATTTTTTTAAAATGTATATATGTTCCATATTATCGAAGGGCCTACGACTAAACCGTATTTTCCTGTTGTTATATTAAACCCTCCCGATATTCCTAAACCAACACTAAATCCTGAAAACCAATGCTTTTTTCTTAATAAACTTTTAATATAAGGGCTATTATTAGGATCTATTAATACACCTTCCATTTGAGCAACATTAAATCCGGGATAAGAACTTTGTATGAATATTCGTAATTTATCCTTTTCAACTTTTTGGCCCCACGTTAAATCAATTTGAGTTAGCCTACTAATCATTTCAGTATCAACATGAAGTAATTCAAGAGGATCTTTATTTCCTATTTGTATGTATGTTCTTCCTGCAAATACATCATAATTTAGTGAATCGTAACGATATGTTAATGACCATGGAGCTACATACGTATTTTCATCTATTTTTAAAAGTCTTTCAATTACTTTATCTTTTTCTGTTAAATATTTTCTTAATATTGTTGAATCTTGACGTAATTGAATTATAACATTATTTAAAGAAAAAATATCTCCTGATTGCTCTTTTATTTTATCATAAAGTTTTTTATTTAATTCTTTTAATTCTTTTTCTGAAGCTACATAACTGGTAATAGACGCTTGAAGTTCTCCATTTTTTAATTTTTCATATCGTATAGAATCATTTAACGCTATTTCATTTTGAACACTAATTTGTTGTCTTCGTTCCAGTTCTCTGATACGTGAACATTGATAAGCAGACAATGATATAAGACCAATTATTATAATAGCAATAAATAATTTGCTTTTAATGAAGGACCATATTTTTTTCCAATTTATTTTCATGTTTTAAAAATATACGTTGTTATTGTAATTCATGCGGCATTGGAGCTTCATACATTGCATATTCTTGAATTTGGTTAAATTCGTCATAGTCAATAACCCACTTATTATTGACAATTGATACATCGACACCTGTATCATGATATTTTGCTTTAACAATTTTAATATATGTTGTACCATATGTTTCCACGGGATAATCTTGATATGCATTTATATCCCCTTCGACTCTACACGATGAATCTACACCTATATTAAGAATAGTTCTTTTAACGGTCGTTGTTTGCGGGTTTTCTCCATTTTCTTGCCAATTAGATTCAGCAGTACATGTAACTGTGTAGAATGGACTTTCACGAGTAAAGATTACTCTACCCACTGCATAACCACCTCCTGGATTAGGATTAGGAGACATATTAGATAGTACTGCATATGAATACATGTAAATGCTTATATCAACCGTATAATTACCTAATGTAGCAGTATTAAGAATTCCATCGTTTGTAAATGAAATATATGGTGTTTCTTCACCTGGACTAGGATCAACTGGAGGCGTAGGACCGGAGCTGCCTGGTGATCTTTGCATAATATACATATATCTTTGAGTAGCAGTTGAGTTAACATAGAAGGCTGCAGATCGATTCGAACCTGTATTTCTTGATACACTTACTAAGAAACTTGAATATCCTGCTGATCCTTCCATTGGACTACATGTAATCCAATCGACACCTGAATCATAAGGAGGACATGGATTATCTTCAGGGTTAGCTACACCGTCAATAAACCAACCAATAACAGAATTAGTACTTACGTCAATTCTGTATAATGTACTACTATCTGTGCGTGTAGATCCATCCCATACACCTGATGCATCTGCCCATAAATATGTATTAGGAGAACCATGGATAAGATACAGATAAGGTGTAGCGCTAGTTGTAAATGATTTTACAGTAGAACGCCTGGACCATCCATTTTTTGATAAATTCATGTAATATTTATATGGAGTAGTTTCAGTTAAACCTGTAATAGTAATATCTCCTGATGATTTACAATCAGAATAAACAATGGGTCTATAGTCAAAACAATTGTTTACATTAATAGTTGTTTGTGCAGACACATCTTTATAAACATATAAATCGGCTATTACGTCTGAATCATCTGCAAAATCCAATTTGTCCCATCCTATAATAGCATAATTATGCCCAGCCATTTCACTGAATGATGAAGGATTTGAATTAAAGTTTCCTTCAAATAATGGATTTGCATTTATTTCATAATTAGTAACTATAGTTCCTGCGGGTGTAGAAGGAGTAAAATGTGTTGTCTTATCTTCTTTATTAACCATAAGAGATTTAACATCAAACGTTAATTTTACGTTTCTAATATTTCCGTTATTATCTAAATTTCCTATTCTAAACGTATTTGTAGATACGTCTCTTACTATAGCTATAGAATTATTATCATTTTCTCCTGATGAATAAACGGTAAATGGATTATATAACCCTTGCCCGATATTTGAAAATTCTATTCGAGCAAAGTTCTTAGGTTCTATGTTATAAATATTTGAAGGTACACTATAGTAATTAACCTCTTCAGATGAATAAACATTATCTATAATATATTTTGGCTCTAAATTGTTATTAAAAAATCTTTTAAATCGATGTGTATCTGTTTCTGTTTCCGCAGATGTAAAAAGCCCAGTTGTATTTAATCTTGCAAATTTATATACATATTCTCCGGTAATAGGATTAGTTATTTCGTATACACCACCATTTATATCAATAAAAATATCTCCTATATTATATGTTCTACCTCCAGGTAAAGGAGATTCATTTGACTCATAAAGAGTTGAAGAACATAATATGGTATTATTA